ACGAAACAGTACCAAAAATGTCAGGGGGGTCTAAAACGCCCAAGACGAAAAGCAAAGGCGGTTGGAAGAAGGGTGTCAAGTCACCAGTCTACATGAAGTCAATCACTGGTGTTGATGATACCAAGAAGGGTATGTTTAGGGCCATAGGTGATTTCACGAATGACTACGAAGCAGACATTGGTAGAGGTGAATATGTAATTATACATCAGCGCGAACCGAAGGACGAAGACAATGCCTACATCCTAGCAATGCGTAGCCATCATTCGTGCGAGGTTGAATTGCATTGGCCTTCTGGGGCCACTGGCACATATAGTGGCCTCACGCATATATATAATAATGTCAATGCCAATAAAGTTATCGACCACTATCGAGACAACTACGCAAAGTAGATGTCCTAACGAGCCTTGACACAGATGGAGTAGTATAATATATAAGACACCATGATTAAATATTTTACGTTCATGGTGTTAAGCTACTCGGTTCAAGGAGAGCAAGCCACACATAACATTTTATTCCCTAGCTATGATGCGTGTAGTCATAGCAAGGGGGCTATGTATAGCATCATGATACCGCAACATGACGATGTGCATATCTATTGCAAAGGCACAAGGTTTGCATCCAATGAACTTGTAAAGCCGATGCCACGACCATGAGCCTTAAACTTACATTAAGAAACAATCATTACTATGTCAGCGGTACAATCAAGCTAGCCAGCGGGAATAAAATTCGGATCAGACGAGCAACGGGGTACAACTCCGCGCAACGGTCAAACGCAGAAAGATTTCTAGCTGAGTTGCTAATTTCTGCTATGGATGGTCAACTTGATACTGCCCAATCGGAGGTCGAGTACATATCCGATGCCATAAAGCAGTATGTAAAAAGACCCGCAACAGTTTTATCCGACACAGACAGAAATTTTCTGACGCGGCTGGGGGATGAGTTTCCCAAGACGAAGTTAACAGAGTTTACTTTGCGTGAATGTGTTGGTTGGCTGAATACGTTGGGCAACAAGCCCAACACGATTGCCCGAAAAATGACAAGCATCAATGCCATGTTTAATTACCTTGAGAGCATTGACTACCCGAACACCCCGACATGGCGATGCAAGAAACCTTACTATGATGATGCCAGAACGCGATGGCTCACCGAGCCTGAGCGCGATCTTGTCATACAGCGATCACCAGAACATGCCCGATCACTTATTTCATTCTTATTCTATACGGGAGCCAGACTTGGCGAAGCTATACGACTTACTCATAGAGATATGAGGGATGGTAAAGCATATGTTTGGTCAAGAAAAGGCAAGCGGAAGATTAAGAAGTGGCGAGGTATTCCTATTGTTCCAGAGTTGCAACGAGAGTTATCGGTATCTCGTCACGGAAATTGTTACGGGGATCATATTGACAGGTACGTTTTCCAAGACGAGGACGGTCAACCTTGGACCAACAGAAAGTTTGAGCGGTTGTTCGCAGAACTTCTGGACAGTTTATCAATAGAAGATTTTAAACCTCACGATTGTCGGCACACATTTGCAAGTTTACTTGTGCAAAAAGGTGCGAGTTTGCAAGCAGTTGCAGAACTTCTGGGTCATTCATCTATTCAGATGGTCACGAGGTACGCTCACCTTGCCCCAAATGCACTAGACCAAACAACAAATCTGCTCTCGTCTTGGTCGAGTACACCCCCAGCTTGCAGGGCTGGCACAGAACTAGAGCCGAACGGTAATGCACCAGATAATGTTGTCTTATTAAGGAGAGTAAAATGATGCTAGTCGAAACAACCTTATACAAAGCCACTGTTATTCTTAGCTTTGTTGCCAACATGGTTGTGCCAGAAATTAGGGAAGAGAAGCGGTTCACTTTAGACGATAGGTTTGTGGATCGGTTGGAGTGCGTTCAACGAGTACAACATTATCTTGAGGCAATCCCCGAACACGTTGTTACACAATACAATGTAAGGATCGAGGATCAATCTTGCTATCCAATCAAGATAAAATACTACGTTTCGCCACCAATCCCCCGACAACCATCTTGGAAGGAGGTCAAATAATGTATCCAAGAATAGTTAAAAGCCCACTCAACACTAAGGATGCTGATTATATCAAGCATCTTTGCGAGAACCTTATAGATGTGATAACAGATTATCAGGACAAGAACCAAGCGCGGTCATCTTTGAGATCACCTTTAGGAAGACAAAGCGTTGATGATTTACTTGACATAATAATTGATGCAAAGATTGATTGTGACGAGATCATAAACAAGGAGGATGATAAATGAGTGACAAGATACCAGTGGGTTCCATCTCACTAATCAGAAGAGGTGAACAGTTTATATCTTGCGAAATAGATTTTAATGAAAACGTAAACAACAAAGAGGGAGCGGTTATAGTTTTAGATATGGTTCGGCACTGTCTCAACAGCAGTGCATGGATAACAAGTCAAGTTATGACTGCGCCAGATCGAGAGGTGTCAGATGCACAAATTGAAAGAGAAGGAGATACAACGAGCAATCCTGATCCTTCGGTTGATAGCACAGGCGACCAAGACACTGACGCTTAAAGATTTTGCTAGTGCGACGAGTACATCTCCGTATGTAATGTCAAAACTTATTACAAAACTGAACCGTCTTGGCATTGTTGATAGTCCCTGGAACAGCAGGAAACCATACAAGACGGGTCCGAACGCAGATAAATACTTGAAGTATTGGTTACAACTTTCCCATTCGCCAAGCTACAAATAGAACTAACGAACCTATTATCCCAAAGAATATAAAGCCACCTAGTAACCATATCGTTAGGGCTTCTCTAAACTCTTCTCGCTTTTTAATTTGCTCTTCCTCTTCTTTTTTTCTGTCAACTCTTATCTGAGTTCGCAATGCCACCAGTTGATGCCATGCTGATATTCCTCTGGTGTTTATTATAATCTCTCTTAGTTCTTGCTCTAAATCTTCTGCCTGAGTTTTAGCAATAAAAGTTGATAATGCTTCCTCGTTCGCGCTTGAGAAAGGGCTTCTTTTCTTTTTGTTGTGCTTCCCCTTGGCATCGTCTATCCCATCGAACAGTTGTCCGAGGGGCTTGGCGAGCGAGCCTAAATCTCTCCCCGCTTTTATCCCCGCAGATACCACAGAAAATGCCGCCATTGCGGTAGATATTGGTTCCATTGCTCGCGCCTACTTTACTTATCTTTGTCATTCCAAAGATTGAATAGAGTTGCTACCTTTTCTTTCAAAATTGTAATGTCATTGTGCATCTTGGCTAGAACAATAATCAAACCAATACACGCGACGAGCGGACCCCAGATCAGGGAAAGTACATCCGAAAGCTCCATTGCCAGCCACCCTAAAAATCGCTAAGGATGACTAGCACTAGAAAGATGATAACCCCCAAGCAAACCAAGAACTCTTTCGTCTTGTATTGCGGCGGGATGCGGCTGAACAATGATTTAATAGGTGAAATAATATAAGAATTAAATGAGGTTTTTACCCAGCTTTTCGCTCCTTCCAACATAATAATTACTCCTAAAAACTAACGCCTTCTTCGTACCTTGGTGGTACGCATACCGTACAAAGGTTTGTCAGACTGAGAAGAGGAAGTGGACTTAGCCATTCTACCAAAATGTGTAGGGAGATTTGCCTTTGCCCTATAGTTATTTATCCTGATAGGTGCAGACCTTGTTCCGCTAGTGACACCAAAGATGATACCTCTATCTTTCCGCATTAGTATTTCCTTTTAGTTTTCTTGGCTTTCTTTTTAGTGTTCTTCGGCCCAGCCTTCTTTGTAATCTTCATTTTGACACGCACTGGTCTTACGTTTCCACGCATTTAACTGCTCCTTTCGTTCGTCCAAAACCTCCAACTCTACATTGGAGTACGATCTATAGTATCCTGTTTTCTTAAGAGCGTCTGATGCTCTAACAAGATGTTCGTATTCTTGCACAAGAATGATACAGATGTCGTCCACTTGTGAAAAAATATCTGTCTCGTCTTGCATCTTCTCCCCGAAACCTGGGTGGAAAGCGCTGATCCATACCCCAAAATGATTTTCGTTTTGTGAATAAATCCAATCAGAGAAGTCGTCTTCACTCATGTCCCTCCAACCTGTCCATGCAACAACATGCGTGAAGTCACCTTCGGGAGGATTAAAACCTTTGAGTTCGACAACTGCCTCAAGGTCAGGAGTTACATGTATCATAACTCTATGTCTTGCCCATGCCGCTTTTGCAAAAGGACAGGGTGGGCCATTATATATAGGATTAGGAACTTCTATTTGAGAGATAGACCAGATACGCACACGTTCTGCTATCTTTAATGCCTCGTCATCCCATTCTTCTGCGCTAATTAATTCCATCTTATCCTCCAAGCCGACCCGCGAAGCGGGGGAGGCTTGTTTAACTATGATGGAAGTTAAACTATTTGTCGTCCGAACTGAGCGTGTTTACGATTGCGGTAGCCCAGACAATTAGTTCATGATCCTCAAGACGATTACGCATAACATTAGCTTGTTTTGTTACTAATCTTATGTTCCCGACTACATAGCCGAGACTATTATCAATGCGATCCATTGATATATTATACTTATAGTTTTCGTCACTGCTCTTACCACCTCTCTCCATCTTCATAGGAAAGCCAGTGATTGCGCAAAGACCTTTTTGTTTTTTATACAATTCCACAAGGTAATTTTTATCGACCAGTTCTTTTTCGTTCCAGCCTCTATTTATTTTTTTATATCTAGTGCGGAGGCGAGCGGTACTTAGTAATTGACTGAAAAATTTATACGGTGTGTCAGCCATTCGCTTGTTATTACAAGGCTTGCAGTAGCCATAAGGCGCTCCAATCCTACCTTCTTTCTTTGCCGTAGGACCGTTCCTCCTATAAAATTGATCTAAGGTTTTAAGTTTCTTGCATCGTGGACATCTCTTCTTTTGGATGCCCAATCTTATTTTCTCCTTTGTATTCAAGATACACTTTATACATCTCCAAAAAATCATCCAAACGTAGGACGCACAAGCTCTCACCCGTCTTCATTCGATTACGTCTTGTCATTACTATTGGATGCTCAGGGCTATTCGTCTTGACCTTATTTGTCTCTGCCTGTTGCATTGCGGCGTGAAAGTTTAATCTTTCCACCCTCTTTGCTTCTACAAATAAATGGGGCGTTCCCATTAGATCAGCCCCACCTGACAATCCTACGTGTCCACCACCAGACAGGGGCGCACGAAAACTTTGTATAGAAGTCGCCTCATTAATATAAGCCGCGAGTTCGCGCTCATAATTATCGCCTTTATTTTTACTAGACCTACCGCCCATTAATCCTCGTACCCCATTGACTTTCTACAATCTCTGCAAAAGAACCAATTCTTTGGGCGTTCCTCGGTTGAACGACACGACATACACGGCCTCGTCCATGTCTTGTCACTAAAATCCCTACGGACCTGATACTTAGCTCCGTCAAATTCTTGTAGTCCTTCGCGTACAAGAATTCGTTTTAAGGTATCGACACAACAACCTACTCGCTGTGCTAAATCAGAATAACTATAACTTTTATGGTTTTTTTGGAGCCATCTCAGGTCTGGATCGCTAATCCTAACCTGTTTTGGCATATAAAATACACCTCCTTTCAAAGTTTTAATGTATGTTATACAAAGTGATTTGGCAATGAGAAATTTTTATTCAAGGGGTTGACCTTTAGGGAAAAAATTTATAAACTGCGAGAGTTTCTCCTTAGAAGCGAACAGCAGTTGGGCCGTAGGCCCACTGCTGGAGCGAGAGAACTCGATAACGAAAGTTATCTACCAAGCAGTTTATAACCTACTATACACTTCTTGGTATCTGAGGGGGAACGTGTTAAGGTAATGATCTATCCATGTAGATTAAAAGGTCGGAAACGGGGGGGAGTACGCCAATACTCCCCCTACCTTTAAGATGCCAAAGAAAACTCCCAAGCAAATACATCAAGAAAAATTGTATGAAGAGTGGAAAAGAAGAAAGACTTCTCCAACTCCGCCACCCCCACCCCCGCCAGCAGACAGCCGCCCCAGCGTTAAAGTACCAAGACGAGAAGACTACGAACATCTAGCTAGGGAAAATCGTGCGAAGTATCCTGAGATAGCTCGGATGGTAGATGAAATAAGACAGCACTTCCCTGGGGCTAAGGTGGTCGCCGTAAGACCAAGACGAGATGTCGTCAAGCGTCAAGCTCCAACCACTCCCTCACCTGACGAAGAGGCCTAGATAGTTTATCGGCAATTAGTGACGGGTCTTTACCATCGAGTGCCATTGTCTTAGCTCTTTGTTTTGTGCTGGAAGAAGACACGATAATCTTCTCGTCTGTTATATTGTGTACCGCAAAGCCTATCCACTGAACACGATCATGGAGATCGGTCCACTCCCTGACCTTACCGTATCTTATTTCCATGACCATATATAACATAAAGTCTGTGGGTAACTTCGACTCAAGCTGTGGATATATAGGGTTTTCGTAGTTGCCATCGTACAATGCCGCATTTTGTTTTGCAGTTTCTTCATCCTTAAATACCTGAGCTATCCTTATTTGTGTCTCTAGTACAGTCAACTGATTAGTTGATCCAGCTTCACGACCAATACCATTCTCGCTAGGTTTGTTGCTGTGATGGATCATGATAACAGACATCCCCGCGTTTCTAAGACGAACCGCCAATTTATTGACGCGAGACCATTCGTCTGAGGAATTTTCTGCGAGGCCAGGGTATGCTGTTCTGATGGTATCGACTACAACAACGTCAGGTTTTACAAATTCAATCCAACCTTCAAGTTCTTGCAACCCCTCTCTCTGATTAAGGTCCATCTCTCTCTCATCAACATAAGGTGTCCATATATTCAAGCGTTCACCCGTATCGCCATGAACTGAACGCAAGTCCATGAGCCTTCTTGCAATGGTAGCCATGCCCATCTCAAAATCTAAATATAAAACTTTTGCTACACGACCAACCTCGAAGGGTCCAAAGTATCTTTGTCCCGCTGTCAGAGCCGCCATTGCATGTTGAACAAACAAACTCTTACCATGACCAGAGTAACCAAACACTTGGACTATTGTATTGCTTGGTAGCCAAGGCTCTATGAGATAAGACTTTGCCTGACTTTTTTCGAGCAACTGTTCCGCGTCATTCATTCTAATAAGTTTTCTTTCTCGCGGTCTGTCTTCGTCTTGTGGTCTTAACAGGAAGTCCCCTGCATGATTGAAATTTTCGGGATGGTTTCTTTTTTCTGACTGCTCCATTGATGAAACAGTCGCCTCAAACTCTCTCTCGTCAAGAGGTTCTTCAAAGAACTCTCGCATAAAAGCGTATGCTCTCACCCTAAGTTCTGCTCCCCAATAACCTTGCTTAATGGTCTCGGAAACATATCTCATGACCCGCTCATTCCGACCATTGCTAAAGCCAGTTGGGATTTTCATAGTGTTTGGATAGGTGTCCTTAACAAACTTTGCAGTTCGATCCCACTCGTTTAAGAAATCTTCCTCGGTGAGGGGGGCAACCCCCGTTAAATCTAGCTCATTGAATCGGAACTCTTTTTCGCCATCGGAAACAACAGGTCTCCAATCTTTCCATACTGGCATCTCATCCCAGTCGAAGTGGGGCGGGATGTTCCATTCATAGTTTTTACTAGGTGGGAGTAGGGCATACGATCCATCCCCACGAAAATCAAGGCCATCAATCTTAGGCCAATCAACGCCTCTTGAATTTATACCCGCCCTCGGTCCTCGACGTATGCCATCTCTAGGATGCTCGAAGTATAAATGTATTCCGCGTTTTGTTTTAACTTGAATCAACGAGTCCATGCCTGCCTCATGTGCCGCAATCCTTGACTCTTCATTATCGCAATCAACGATGACTAAACCAGAGAGATGACCCGTAACAATGGCTATGTCGTGGTCTGGATGGTTTGTCCACCACCTCTCGACTTCTTCTTCTGTAGGTAAACGGTCTTGATACTCAATCCATTTTATTGCTGGTCTCTTGGTCTCTGGTCTTATAGGAATAATTGACCACCCTCGGTCAAGATATTCTAACGCCTCCGTCAATTTGCTCATGCTGTTTCTCCGTTGTTAGTTCAAAGTAATCATCAATTTTAAGGTTGGGATCAGCACTCAATATCTTTTCTAAGTTAGTTGATGAAATGTAATTGCGGTCAATCCATCCATAAGGAGCAGTTCTAACGACACCGACAATCTCAGCAACCTTAGCCGCACCACCTACATCATCTATAAGTTTTTGAATGTTGAGAACTTTCTTCAAAAAGGGTCTCCTTTTTTTACTTGCATTACCATCTGTATTGTGTATCATACAACTTGTGGTGTTGTAAAGACACCATTTGTTAACGGGTCAAACAAATGTAAGCTGACCTCATACAATAAGGAGACAGTATGAAAGTGAAGACAGATAGCTCCGAATGGAGCGCATTTGATCCTACTTCTACTAGAACATCCGCACCGCTTAAAGATGTTGATGCAGAGGTAAGGTCTACAGAAAGTGCAAGTATAACGACTAAAATAAAAGAAGCGGACAAACGCAAATCAAACCTTTTAGTTGATCTAGCATATAGGTTCCAAGAAATTCATGAGCGTGTCGAGAGGGACACGGCTGAATTGGACCAACTCACAGCAGAGATAGCGCACTATTTTCCAGAAGAAGCTGGCGAAGTTTCAAAAGAAAGTGGTGAGTTTAACATTGTTGTTAATCGAACTGAGCGTTGGGTTTGGGATAAGAAAAAACTCGAAGAGCATTTTGGTGAGCAAGAGTTACCACCTTATGTAACTCGCAATTTAACCGTCGATAAAAGAAAATTTCAGAGGCTACCTCACGAGGACCAGTCTGCATTGAAGTTTGCTTTGACTCGAAATCTAAACTCTCCAAGAGTAAAGGTAATTAAAAATGTTTAAAACTATGTCAACTAGGGACATCCAAAAGGATGGTCCCGCTAAAGTTCTTTTGTATGCACATCACGGATGGGGTAAAACTTATCAGTGCCGATACTTTCAAAAGCGCTACGGCAAAGGAATAATAATTTCTGGTGAGGCTGGACTGAAATCAGTTGAGGATGTCGATATAGATTATCTTCCATTTTCTTCTTGGAACAACAAACATAATCCAGAGGAAGGTGTTTATTCGTTTCGCGGAATTGTTCGTATGCTTCAGTCAGACGAATTTAAAAAAGCTGGTTACAAGTGGATAGCCATAGACAGTCTAACAGAAATGTCTGAGCGACTTGTGGAGCAATTAGAATATGAATGGAAAGAGAAAGGCAAAACCGCAGACTTCCAAATGTGGGGTGAGTATAATCGTCTGATGCTTGGTAGTCTGAAATGGATACGCGATCTTCCTTATCATGTTTATGTATCTGCTCTTGCTAAAGAAGAGAAGGACGCAAACGATGTTACCCAATACTGGGTACTTGTAAAAGGACAAGCGGTTTCAAAACATGTACCCGCCCTTTTCGATCATGTTTTTTGTGGCGTAAGAACTACTGAAAAGACAGAGGGCGGAAGGCCCAAAGTTAAAAGGTATGTTGTCACCGACGAAGTGTCGGGTTGGCATGGCAAAGCAAGAGACCCACTTAATCGTCTGAAACCATACGAAGAGGTTGACGACATCACAGAGTTGCTAGAGCGAATGGCAAACGGAAAGGAGCAAAGCGATGAGTAACGATTGGAATGGTTTCGGTAGCCTTGATTTATCGAGCATTGATGCGGAGGCAAAACCCGCACAACTACCAGACCTCGGAGTTGGCAAGCATGACGTTACATGTAAATGGGCGGAAATTAAGGACACGACTACTGGGGGTAAGAAAGTATCCCTGAGGTTCGAGGCCAACGATGGCTCTGGTCAAGTTTGGTGTAACCTAAATGTTGTCAACAAAAGCAAGACGGCGCAAGACATAGGACGACGAGGTTTAAAATCATATCTAATGGCTATGGGGCATCCTACCCCAGATTTGCCAGGGGATATAAAAACATTGGTCGGTGGTCAGTGTGAGGTTGTCCTTCAGTTGGGTGACGAATACATGGGACAAAAAAGAGTAGAGGTTCAATACTTCAACGTCTTGGCATCCCAAGCTAAAAGAAATGCTCAGGAACTCAAGGGTGATGGTGGCGGTGATGACGCCACAAAAGGTGGTGATTTGGACGACGAAATACCGTTTTAAATAATATAGTGGGGGCAACTAAAGTTGTCCCCATTTTTATTTAAGGATGTAACCTTGACTTCAGCAGAAGATATTATAAAAAAAATAGATGACGGCTACGAAAAAGACCATAAAGAAAAAGCCAGAAGCTATATCGGAGCATCAATAATAGGCAACCAGTGTGACGCGATGCTTGCGTTTAACCTCAGAGGTTTCCCTAACACTCCCCCTGACCCAAGACTATTAAGAATATTCGGACTAGGACATATACTAGAAGACGAGGTTGTTAAAGATTTAAAGAAAAAAGCACAGATGCAAGTGTGGGAAGTTGATGGTCTTACTGGAAACCAACATACATATGAGGCATTGGGCGGTCATGTTGTGTGCCACATGGATGGGCATATAGATATAGGCGACGAAGAGCTAAGAGTTTTGGAAATCAAAACCATGAACGATGCTAGCTTTTCCAAGTTTAAAAAGAATGGTGTCAAGGTGAGCCACCCACAATATTATGCACAGTGCCAAATGATGATGGGCCTATCTGATATACCAACATCTTTCTTTATAGCAGTGAACAAAAATAATTCAGAGTACCACGCACAGATAATCGAGTTTGATGAATTTGAATACGCCTACATCCAAGAAAGAGTAGGCAAAGTAATAAATAATGAGGCAAAAAAAATAAGTAAAGATGCTACCGATTGGAGATGCAAGGGCTGTTTCAAGCGTGGTGTGTGTTGGGAAAATAAAGAAGTAGCAAAAATGTGTAAAACTTGTGAACACTCCAGAGCAACAAGTAGCGGAGATTGGCATTGCATCCGACACGACAAGCTAGCCATAGAAACTTGCGGAGATTATAGCCTCTACCAACCACTTAGTAAGGAGGCGTAAATGACAGACGAAAGATTAGCCAAAGAGGCTAGTGTTTTGATGCACACTTATGAGGATTACGCTGGGATCAGAGCGAAGCTCCTCAAGGAAAAAGAACAATCACAAGACGAGATAGCATCAATATCTGAGCGCATCGAGGATTTAATTATTAATGCACCGACTGGCGACAGAGATAAAAAACTTCATGATGAAATCACAAAAGCAAAAGACAAAAGAAAAAGACTGAGAGAAAAGATTACCGAAACAAACTTCAAGGTAAGAGATTGCGAAATCCAGATTAAAAGGGTTGAGCTTGAAACGAGACTACTGTTGGGAGGAATTATCGTTGACGAAGATTAGAACTAAAGTTCTCAACAAATCTAACAAAACTATCAATGGACCTAGAGCAAAAGATTATGGACCCGCTGATAAAAACCATGAAAGAATAGCTGTAGGTTTTGACGTTATAGCAAAAGCCGCTATTGAAAATGAGGGAAGAATTACAAAAGCTCACGTAACACTTATGATGGACTGGGTAAAAACTTGTCGTCTTTGCCACACGATTGACCATGAGGATAGCTGGGTAGACAAGTGCGGTTATTCTGCTATCGGTGCTGAACTAAGCAAAACTAAATAGAAGTTCGAGCGTTTTTTGCATGGACGCAGTACGGCATTGCAAATGCTATTCTGTATTGTTCTGAGTTCTGCATATTTTTAGCCACCAATACAGCCTCTTCCATACAAGCATCTAAGTTGTCATGGTATTCACCTGGTTTAGCGACTAAGGTACAAGACGAAACATGAACCGTCATGCAGAATAAAATGACGGGTATAAACAATTTACTCTCCTTATTCTGTTGCACACTCTCCTTGACAACAATCTTCTTGAACACACTTACAATCTGCACATTGCGTATGACCGTGTACTTCTACAGGTTCCTTATCAGAACCGCACCTCTTACACCGTCTTGCACTCTTTGTTTTGTTTTCCACTCTTCTTTTCCCGCCAACATGTATGCGCAAGTGTCTAAATAAATCTTGCATTAATCCGATAGTTCAAAATGAGGGCCATCGAGGAAGGGTCTCCTTCCTTGCGATCTCCTAATATCAATATAGCTGTTCATTGCATCTTCCATCGTCCCGTTCCATGTGCCTATATCGGAAACAGTCCATGCACATCCCCACTTCAATGGAACTCCATGCGCCCTTGATGCCATAGCAAATGCGTCAGCTATGTCGTCGTAGACCGCAAGCTCCCAACAGACCTCCCCATTTACAAAAGCAAACACATCTATAGCTCTACCCACTATATGTTTTGATTCTAGTGTCTGTGATCTTTTTGTGTCGTACAAAATTTGCTGACGTTCTTGCGAACGAAGCCCTTCAGAAATTCCGAAGTCAATGTCGGAGACAGATATAGCCATCTCCGCAAGGCCAACTAAATCTTCATTAACACCTTCTAATTTCTTCATAGATTTTTTTGAGAATGTGTATGCCATACTTTACCTTTCTATCTTTTCCCCACACCCTTCACACGCTCAAAACTTCTGGCCCCAGCAAGACCAAGCATACCCAGCAAGACGGGCATCATGATTGACATGTCAGCCTGCGGGATTACGAAGCCGAACGGTGCGGCGAGTGGTGATATTAAAAAATTTACTGTGAAGCCCAGGACGCATACCCAGGCGGTAGCTGGCCTCCAAGACGACTGGAACCAATTACCTTTTGCTTCCTCTCTGTTTATTTCCAACTGAAGTTTCATTAGCTCCTGATGATGTCGGTCCGTCATCGTTGCTATTTCGTGGGCTAATTTATTTGCTTGATCCTTGTCCTCGATAACCTTGCCGAGCAATCCGCTAACGGGTTCTATCAATGATCCAAGGAGTGATGTTACTGCCATAGGTTAAGTCCTCTTTCGTTTAGCTTTATTCTTCTTGCTGTTAGGAAAGCCTGCTTTCATATCAGCATATGCTTTAGGTGATATTGTTGACTTCGATTTACTTCTGGATGTTCCAGCTTTCTTTCGCTTGTTAATGTTTCGGTATAAACTCATCTGCACCCCCATGCTCTACGCGACCAGTAATTTGCTGATAGCTTGTTGTTCTTACCTTTTATTCCGCCAGACCTAGCGCAATAAGATTTTTTACGGGCTGGCTGATCTTTCTTGATGGACATATTAGCGTCCCCAAATCGAATTATCTTTTCCTTCCCGCCTTGACATGCTTTCACAACAAACTTTTTACCGCCAGATGTTTGGCGCTTAGGTTTGTTGCAAGGCATACTTTTTTTACTTGCTTTCTTTTTTGCCATAGTTAGCTCCTTAATTAATACCAATCAGGTATTTTTCTTTTCCCTTTTCTGCCCGTTGGTTCTCCAGCGATTGCAGTTACCGTTCCTTCTCTAAAGGCTCTATTTCCTCCGAGGACTGGTATTCTTGCTACCGCATCTCTTACCGCTGTGCGTTCTTTTGCGTTTGATTTTGTTCTGTCAAACACAGCATCAGTTATGCCTGCGGTAATGTTTATACCCGTAGTTGCAAGACCGTATGATGGACCTAGAAGCGTACTCATTATACGCTCACGACCATAGGCGGCGTTATCTATTTGCTGTGACGTAGTGTGGAAGAGGTCAGCTAAGATGCCCAGACCGCCCATCGCCATCATGCCCTCTAAGTACCAACCGAGAAACTTATCAATGTCTCCATGTTGTTCTTCTTTGAAGCCAAGAAACTTCGCGGCTGATCTTTTTCTGAACGCCATTTCTTTTTCTTCTTCGCCACCTCTCATTTGGATAACGTCTTTGACACCCAAAGCTCCCGCACCAGCAAGAGGTCCAAGTGTTAGTAGATAAGCGAGGGGTGCAAAGTTTTTGTTTGCTTTATTAAAGTTAAGTGTGAGTTTACCCGCTGTGCCATCTGCCTTTGTTACGCCAAATGCTTCGTTAACTGTGTGCATAAACAATCTGTGCATCATAAGAGGAAACGATTTAAGCTGAGTTACAATAGCCCCGAATGGAGTTTGCCACGCCAACGGCATATCATCTACGTTAGGCTGGAATACGGATTGATTTGCAAATCTTATCACCGCTGTTCTTACTTGTGGATCATCTTCTAGCAAGCGAGGATTGCTAATGTTTTCGCCACGACGAGAACCCGTTGGGAGAAAGTCTCCAAGACCAACCTTCATTAAATATCTGTGTGCCGTCTTGTATTCCGTTGTTTGGTTTGCCAGGTTGCCTAAATCTTTTCGATATGACTTAGCGGCTTTTGCTTGCATCGACTTGAAACTTTCGTATGCAGTAGCGGCGGCAATCTTTCTGTTAAGATCGGTCCAAGGTGTAAGCATTGTTGCGTTAAAGAAGGCGTTAGTCATCTTGCCATCTATTGCGCCATACATATGAAGTTGTCTTTCGTGGACAATATTCTCTATAGCCACACCGACATTCTGTATCATGCGGGCAAACTCTGGATCATTCTTATATTTATAGATACCTTTTGCCCAATCTTTTATTGAACCAGATCGGATTATTGGTAGGGCTGTGTCAGGCAACGATGTAAGTGTTGTCCAACCAAGCAATGTAACAGAGTTAATCCCTCTTAGTACCTTTGACGTTCTGTTAAGTTTGTTTGAGAAACCGCCAACCTGAGGTTTCTTCTGGGCAACTCGAAGAGCATTTTCCATAAAGTCAAACGTGCCATTATCCCACTGAGCCTTTTCTCCATTAAAATCTCTCAGTGCCGCGACGATTGCTTCTTTTCGTCTTGTGTATGCTGGAGGAACTACGCCGCCAAATCCTGTAACAGCAACATCGTCTAGCATTTTCTCCACACCAGCTGATCCGTTCTTCAACTGCTCTGCGACCAATGCGGATACAAACCTTGTAGCCATCATGGGTTTGCCAGCGAAAGGCATTACAACAAGATCGTCCAAGGTGACATCTTCCATGTGTCCTTCTTCGCCCAGTGCGCTGAAGTTCTTTCTAAATGTTTTGTTTTTGCTGAGAAGGTCTGCTATCGCTTGCCTACCTTTTTCTGCTATAAACATGTAGTCATAGAAACCATGAGCGTTTACGCCAAACTGTTCTGTCTGCGCTACTCGTCTTGATGTCCCGTCAAAATACTTGACAAGCAATGCGTCAAGATCATCCTCTAGGAAATCTTGTAGCTTTGCCATGCTAAGTGGGTACTTTTCAAGCTCCAGTACACGCCCATGATCTATGTGGTCTGATACAGAATTTCTTGATCCAGCTTTTTGTGGCATAAAGTGTCCATCAGCATCGTCGGCTGTAAGGCGTATAAAAATTTCGTCCGCGAATTTTCTTGCCTCATCTGAGGTTCTAACAATGCCAAGGCTAGTGCCTTCTAATTGATAATACTCCATCATGTCCGCTATAAACTTGGGTTCATTGCTAACTATTTTTTCTTTATCCCAAATTTGAGGTAGATAATTTTCTCTTTTACCAACGAATATCCCAAGCTCATTCATCTTAACCCACTCTTGATCGAAAGCACCGCGCACAGCTTGGTAAACTTTCTTCTCTTGATTGGTTAGTTCAGCGTATTGACGAGAGCCAGTACCAAATCTTAAAGCTCCAACAATCTTTGCATGACTTTTTGGTTGTTTAGCTTTTAGTTGTCTAGGCAACAATGGTGAAAGTAGCGTTCTTGGGCCACGCTCGAACCATGATCCTACATATCCTTTTGCGTCAGGAAGCTCTTCCATCAATCTTTTCAGTGGCATATATGTTTTTGCAAACCTTTGGTGGACATCAGGGAAATGGTTTTCAAACCAGTCTCCAGTCCACTTAGCGCCAATATCTCTCATGGCTGTAGACTGAGAACTCCATAGCCCCATAGGTGTAGCTTTTTTGAGAGCTTGTTCTTCTCTTACATCTAGCGGTCTCTTCTTTCCGATAGACATAATAGCGGATGTAATACTTCTATCTACATGGTTTACCTCAAGAATGTCCCCAACCATGCCAGAAGGTATGTCTGCGACACCATCTATATCACCCTCGGTAATCATATTAAGGACTTCCCCATTTAAACCTTTAGGGATAGCCATGTCTTCTCTTTTGAATAAACGAGGATCGGATGTGTCAAATTCATTCGCATCAATATGCTTGACGTTTCCAATATCGAAGACGACTACGCCAGTGTGGGGTATTTGCACACCTTCATATGTTTCTCCATTAGCCATTCTAGGAATGTTACCAGCCGCATCTTGAGTATTGTAATGCGTTGTCAACATGCCGTCATAACCAACGTCTTCGAGAACTCCGTTCAATTCAGATTGCGCCCTACGACCACCTCTGCCAGAGCCTTTTAGTAGCTCGATAAGAGATAGGTACATTTGTTTACCGTTAAGTGGACCATCTTCAAAAGCAGAAGCAAATTTTCCTAACGCATTTTGCTCAAGGCTGTCTGTCATATTAAGGTAATCTAGGATTGCCCTAACCGCATTGTCGTCAGCAGTTGTGTAAGATGCGGTCTCTCTAAAGTCTATTGGGTTGCGCACGTTAACAACGGTTGGAATAACCATAGGGTCAGCTTTTATGCCTGCTTCTCCAAGCGCATCTTGTATAGCTTCTTCTGCATCAACCATCTCATCCAAATCTTCTTTATACTTTTGGATCGCGTCTTTGTCGCCAACACTTTCAGCTAACCAGTAGTTTCGTCTTGCTTTAGAAATTTGTTTTCTGATTTCATGCAAATCCATTGCTTCGTAGATAAGCTCTTCTTTTTGCTCATCTGTTAAATCAGTATCCATAATTTGCTGACGCATACTTTCTGGCGTTGGCTTCTTCGCGTAAGTTCCAGAAGCCGCAACAGGACTGTCGGTTAAGTAAGTCCCTGGTCCATAGAAGCCTATAGTGCTTGGACGCAAGACGACATTAGGGTTTGTATTTCTGTTGAAGGCATAACCATTAGGTGTGCCGTGATAGTATGGAATGATGTCATCCATACCTTCATTGTGACTGATACCGCCCCTGACAAAATCCATCATTTGTTCCCGCTTCGCTCTTGGGGTAGCCATCACATAGTCTTTTACCGCGTCTGACGCTAAAGATGGGTGAATGGCTGGACCAGATCGGACCATATTTTTTAGAGGGAATTTATCATCAGCTTCAAACATATCTCCATAAAGCGCCAGCCTTCTGAATTGTTGTTTGATGTCGTTCCTTCCGATAAGACCGTTAACTGTGTATGCCATGTATTCCACCATACGGTCTAACGCTCGTTCAAAAGTATTTCTGAGCCTAATCTTACTGACATCGCCAGTAACCACAGAATTTATTATGTCGCCTCTAGCTACACGTTCAGCCATGTATTCTGTAAGGCTCTCTGCAAACCATTCTTCTGCCAAAAGTGCGTCCTGAGTTTGGTCATCTCTGTTTACATATTTAGCACCATATTTGCTTTGCACTCTTTTCTTAACAGGATCATCTGCTTTCATGTAAAGTTCACGAATAGCAGTCATCTCTTCGTCAGGCATGACATTGGCACGAACCAACATATGCCCTATTTCATGAATAATGTCGTAAGGAGATGTTTCTCCTTTAGTTAAACCAACGCTTAACCTACGCATATCACTTCTTAATTTTTTAAAGTGAGGCCCACGCAAATCAGCAAACAAAGGAGTATCTGTTGCCCCAGGCTGTTCGCCAGCAAGACGAGCCAAATCTTCTGAACTAAATATATTCATTCTTCCGATAGCTTGTTGCTGTGTTTTGCCCATCATATTCAGCATACGATAGGTCATGGTTCTCGCTGTATATTCTATCTCTGGGTCTCTATGGGTAATGGTTCCTAGAAGCTCTCTAACCGATGCCCGCGCATAAGACGGAACGCCGTCATGAGTAGAGATACCTCTATTGTCATTGATTTCAGTTCGTAGCAGTCCGCTCTTCTGGATAAATGTTGCTGTTATCTTGCCTGGGTCGCCCTTCTTCAAACCCTTATTAGCGTGTCGTCTGCGCAACTCACTCAAAATCATGTCTATGTCTTTGGAGTTATTTAATTCCAGAGCGTCAAGGTATCTTTGTTCTAGGTCAGCTTTGCCCAGAGACATTATCTCCCTAGTAACTTTGACAGTTTTAGGTGGCGGAATAGCTTTTTCTTTTCGTAGCAACTCTATTGCTATCTGGTCGCCAAACTCTGTACCTCTGTGTTCTACATACAACTTCCTGAGTTCGTCAGGGTTTTTCTCCTTAATGTCAGGGGCATTGCTGTCTGTAACTTTAGGCTTATTTGTTTTCTTCCTCTTTGACGGAGGTGTTTTAGCTATATTTTTTGCCTCGTTGTCTACAGCTTTCTTTGATCTAGCATCAAGTTTCTTTTTCTTACGAACCGCTGAGTTTGCCTTTCCTCTAGGAGTCGTCTTGGGTTCAGTTGCGGGCCTGTCTCCAGGCATCTTGCCAAGTTCTTTAGCGTTGTAATGTGCCTCTAACGCATTTTTCATATTGTCCATAGTTTTAGAAAGAGATGTGTTTTCCATCTTTTTCTCAGCCCCAGGACTTATACCTCGGCTTGGCTTGTACTTACCGTTATATCCATTCTCCCAGAAGTCTCTGATTAGATCGGCTACATCTTGCTCGTCTGCACCAAGACTAAGGCCATCATCGTAGTAGCCAGCAGTCTCGTCTGTCTTGCCTGTTATTCCGTCCCAGTCAGTGTTCTTGCCAGACAGTATTTCTGTAAGATCGTCTATCCGATCATGGATAGTTCTGCGCATACCTCGTCTGCCGTCGAATGGGCCAAAGGTTCTGGACACAGGAAGTCCAGCGGCACTCATCTCAGCTAGTTTTTTCTTGCTGTATCGAGGCGCTACAGACAGCATAAAACCTACAAGGTCTCTCGTTGCTTGGACAATACCGCTTGCACTGTCCCTATGCAGAGCATCCTCTAGGTCTTCCCTTATAAGACTAAGTTCTGTCCAGCGTTTGTTAATATGCTTGGTATAATCAGTTGTTGGTTTAGCATCTGCCCCCAACTTAAACTTAGGACGTTCTGTATCAGGTAATATTTTAGAAAATAATTTTTCTAAGTCTGGGTCAATCTCAGCATCTTTGGCATATCTCTGAATAATAGCCTTCACATACCTGTTTATTTTCTGCCAGAATGTATCTGTCCCAGCAAAATGTCTTTTTCTTGTTACCCAAATATCAAATTGATTTGCAAAAAGTTCTTGCGGACTTGACATAGAGTTTCCGCCACCAAACTTTTGAGTGCCGAGTATTTCATGTTCATACTCCATGCCACCATAACTTGCTAATTTGTTTTGGATAGCGTCTTTATCTAGGTTTCCGCCCTCATCATAGTATTTGTTCATCGCCTTCCAGAAGTCTATCTTATCTGAAGGGGTCAGAATGTTGTCGTATGCCCAGTGAGCAACCTCATGATAAAAAGTGTTTTGCGGGTTGATAGTCAACCCTTCTTTATGATCTAGGTTTATATGGCTTCTAACACCAGAGCCTCTAGTTATCTCAGTATTATGATAGTTGCCAGACCTATTAGATTTAAAACTCGGTCCTATGCCTCGATCACCACCGAGACTGTTTAAAAAATCTAGCGCATCATCTAACTCTGGTTGTGATCTTTTTGAAAATACTGCTTTAAGTTCTTCAATAGACTGCGCTCTTGTTGTGCTGTCAGCTATAAAACCCTCTGGGGCCATTCTATGTAACACCCCGTAGAGGTTTTCTAGGTGCATAGCTGTCTTGGCATTTGACTCTACTTTTCTCTGCCACCTTTGGGTCTCAATCGCTTTGGTAATAGAGAAAATATCTGAAGCAGTAGTGTTTGTATCTAATGTTGGCGCTCTGCTTCCATACGCATATATAGTTGCGTTTTGAAGGGCTGGGGTAAGCATTTCTTCGGTTAGCTTAATCTTGCCCATATCACTCATAGATACTGGCTCACCCATGCCAGTAGCCAAACCAGCTTCGTATCTAAACCCTCTTATCGGGTTGCCTTTTGATGTTGCACCCTGATTAGGTTCTGGCGGTAGACTGTCAAATAATCTCGCTCTGTCTTTTGGTCTATTTGTATAACGGTCTCTTGGCGCATATCTGACCTCCCATCTTGATGGATCAGATTTTGGTCCGCTTTTGCCGATAACAACACTTATATCCTGACCTTCTTGGGTGTTTGGATTAAGCATCCTTACATCATTTGGATCATCCATACTTCTGACAACAGCAATATGATCCCCCTTCTGTGGCGGGATCGTTGCTATCGTCTTGGTGTCTGGTGTTTCTGATGTAGGCTCGGTTTTTCTTACCGCCGCTTCCAATATTTTTATAAGCTCGGCTGGATTATCTTTATGTTTCTCAAGTATTCCAGCTAAGTCTATTGGCGTTTTTGTTGGCTGATCTGCTGGCGCTGTAGAATTGTATTCGCCAAGACGAGTAGGGGATGGTTTTCCGCCATCCCTAAACTCTAAGGCAAACTCAAGAGTGTCAAAAGCTCTGCCAGATACAGCATCGGCATAAGCAACAGTCCCTTTCGGAACCTCTATTGGTCCACTTCGAGTAAGTATTTTTTCCTTACCCATTGTTTCATATTCAACAACATCAGGACCATTGCCAGACCTTGCTCGAATAAGTGCGGCCTCAAAGCCAAACTCGTTTCGTCTTGGGCTTTTACCTGTAACAGTGTAGTCAGAGCCTTTACCTATTCGAGTTCCGCGTCTAAGCAATCCTTGGATACGACCATTGTTTGACAAGCCTGCCGTTGTAAACTTAGCGGCTTCTCCTATTGCTTCTCCTGTTCCGCGAATTGGTGTCTCTGGACCTTGCGACAAGACTTGTGATCTTGCCATTGTTTCTGCCGCATCATCTGTAAGGCCAGGGAATTGCTTTTTAAGGGTCGATTTCCTTGCTCTAATTTTTTTCTTTTGTGTTTGTGTAAGTTCTGTCGGCGGTACGCTCTCTTCAACAAACTCGTCTGGGAGACTGTCTAAATGCCTGCGAAGCGCAATGAGGTCGTCGGCTGGTGTCGTAATGCTGTCATCGTTGGCAATAGCTCTGATTGCCGCCTCTGCAACATTTACATCAACCTCTCCGTCACCAAACATGTCGCTAATTCTGGCAAGCTCCTCATACGCTTTCCTTGCGTAATCATCTTCTGCTGTAGCTTTAGCGGCTTCCTTATCTATCTGAGTCTTAGAAACAACTGTTCTTTTCCCAGCGGGTTTCAATTTGTTTGGGTCTATCCCTTGAGCAAGAGCGTATCCTCTTAACTCTGCGGATACGGCTGACGGCTCAGGTTCCTTAGGAGGCGTAGCATCAATCTCAGGAGCATCCTCAACAACAGGTTTCTTCTTGCCATCCAAATGCTCCTTAATTTCCTTAATGGTCTGATTAGTTATCTTCCCAGAGTTTACACTGCCTCCAGATCGAGACACGACACCGTTAGCAGGGTCATCTAAAATAACTTTAAGCTCGGCTTCGGTAATGCCGTATGGCTCCAGTATTTCTTTTTGTACTTTTTGTACTTGTTTCGTGTTGAGGTAGGGAATATCCACTTGCACTTCGGGAGGATTATCAATCCCACCCTCCAGAGTTGGGCTACCTTCTCCGCCACCCTTAGCCTCTCCTAATTCTGGCGTTCCTGTTCCAACTTTGGGGTCTTCTTGTCCGCCAGTTCCTTTTTCTACCCCTACCTCTGTTTCTCCCCCAGGAGCTTTGGGTACTTCTGGTCCTTCTGCATCTACCTTTGGTGGTTCAAGGTCTAGGCCACGAACGATGTCTTTCATAACATCGTTAAACTCAGGCTTACCAATAGAGCTTATAGCGTATCTGTAATTGGAGTACGCTTCGTTATATTCAGCAACACGTTTTTGGAACTCAGCAGATTCTTTGGGGACGTTTGTTGCAAGGTCATCTATTTGTTTTTTCTTTAACTCAACTCTTTGACCAAAGTTACTAAGAGTTTGTAGAGCCGCGATCTGCTCTCTTGCTTCTTGGATTTGTGCATCGAGAGAGCCGTCAACATTATCGCGCCTTAAGTTTGTTTCAGCGGTTTCATATTCTGCAATAGCGGCCTCAATCTGAGATTTTTCGTCCACCATTTTTATTTCGTCTGGGGACAACTCTGGTTCTGTTGGGGCGGTTGGGTCCGTACCGTCAGCGTCAAGAGCTTGATCTGCTGAACGTGCCGACCCCTCTACAAGTTCTCCAGACTTATATTTTTTGACTAACTCTTCACCCTCTTTGTGTGTCATTCGGGCGATTTCGTCGTCTGTCATTCCAGCAAAACGACCAGCTTCCGCTTGTTGTGCGCCTGTTGTTCCAAAAATTTCACCAACACGACTATCATATCCTGTTCGCCCAGCGATCCCACCGAGAACCGTACCAGTTCCCATACCGAAAGCTGTACCTAACGCTGTTCGACTTGCTATATTTCCTAAATCTACTTCTCTTTGGTATCCGAGGTTCTTCCTTTCGTTCTCCTCCATTGTTGCCATGATGCCTTCATGCGCACCACCTATAGCGCCCTCGTATATTGCGCCTCTTCCAGCACCAGCCCTCGCCGCTTGCCAACCAGTTTTACCCGCTTTATATGCGCCTGCTCCAGCTTGGAACGCTTTACCAAAAGGAATTAAATTTATGGGGTCGAGAAGGATGGCACCCGCACCTGATGACAAGGCACTAAGCCAGCCTCGTCCGCCTTCTTCCCAGAATTGTGGCGCTCTTTCGTAGACTTTATTTAACCGCATAAGGCGATGTTTACCTTCATCGCTTAGTTGGGTTGACTCATACAAACGCTTTGCGCCACCCATAGTGTTAAGGCTTCCCCAAGTTTTATCAGAATAAAACTCGTCAACGATTTCCTCGTCAGTCATGCCTTGAACATTGTGACCTAACTCATTGTAGTGAGCGCGAAGATCAGCAATTACGCGGGGGTCATATAATGGATTTTTACCACGAAGGTCTGTTGTATAGTCATTATCAGCTGTGAATGGATCATCAGCTTGACCAGGGTTGTACTTAATCCCTAAGTCTCTGTCTGCCATGAGCGGTTCTCCAGTTTCCGTCTACTGGAGTAAGAATATATTTATATGGGTTGCCTGTCGTCCTTAATTGAACAGATCACTTAATAATCTAACTATAGCGTTCGGTCTCATCTCAGGATTAAATTCTAATAAATCGGTTGCTTCTTCCTCTAGCTGTAGATATTGGTTTTTCATCTCTTCTTTTTTTGCTCTGATAAATTCGAGCAACTCTCCATACCCTCTTTGATATGTGGCCCTTGCATCATTAGCCTCGTTGTCTTTCCATCGAGAATCTTTTGTGCCAGTCTTGAGCCAAGATGTTGGACCCTGAGAGCGCTCTCTTCTGCTGTTCCAATCCATGTTAGCTTCTCTAAGTTTTTCTTCAATCTCGGCTTGGAATTTCTCGAACTCTTGGACTTTATATGCAATTTGTTTCATTTCTGCATCAAGAACTTCTTTTCTGTCAGAACCAGCGGGCGGCAATGGAATATTAGCCATTGCGTTTTGTTCAATCATGGTGTCATATTGACCATATGCTTGAAGTCTTTTGTCTTGAAGGTCAGAAAATCCGTCTATCCATTCTTTAAACGTAGAGATGTCGTAGCCACCTCGTAACTCTATAGCTTTATCAACTCTTTCCTGACTGTACTGGTCTTGGCGTTTTAGAAGTCTTTGCATACTGCTATCTTGCAAAGCTTTCGCATAAAGCTGTTGTGCAGACCAGTTGTCCCCACTACGATCCTCAAACTCGGTTACTATCTCAAGCAATCTGCTCTGCACTGCTGGGCTGGGATAAAAGGTTTGAGCGATTTGTTGAAAGACTTGAACAGTCTTTGCAGGGCTTTCGTCGTTATTATAGATGTTAGCTTTAGAAAGTTCCTTCACGCCCTGGTCAAATCTTTGATTAATAGCTTCAGTAACATCACCTGTAACTGTTGCTTTAACTTCGTCTTGGGCTTTTGTTCTTTGAGCCGACTGAGTATTCTGAGCAATTCTAATTAATTCGTCGGCAATGGCTTTAAACTTTGTGTCGCCTACCTCGTTTGGCGGGGAACCAAAGTGTTTCATAAATTGATCTGGCGACATTTGATTTACAAAACGATTTTTTACTTTCGCAAGAATTTCATCATATCCATCGTTTAATAAACCAACCATAAAGTCTTGATCTGTGTCCATGCCAGTTCGGATATTCCTAAACGCCTCTGCCGCTTTTTGCGATACTTCGTCATCTAGTCTGGATTCTTCTGAATCAAAAATAGACCTTAAATTTGTTTTTAAGTTTTCTGTCATTTTATAGATACCATTTTCTTCAGTATCTTTTATAAATGCGTCAATGTCCCCACCTCTTGCGGCAAGTTTTACAACCCTGTCCTCAAGAACACCTGTCTTATCTAACCAGTGGTCGTTCCTTCTTTTTTCATATTCTGAGTTTGCCATATTAATTAGCGGATCGACAAAGTGAGGTTGCACTCCCATCAACTGAGCAAACTGTTCTTTGTTCTCAACCTTACCACCAACACGAGTTAGGTAATTTGCCGCTTGATCTACCTTGCCAAGCAACATCTGACCCTGCTGTCCCATATAGTTGCTCTCTGAAAAGTAATTGTCCAATGCGCCTTTGACTAACGGACTGACCTCGCCAATAGAGCCATAAAACTCTTCTTTTCTTTTATCTATTTCGCCTGGCTTGCCACCCATAAGGAATGGCTGTGCCATTTCTTGATATAATTTTAAACGATCAAACTCACGGAGCTTTGCGTCATGCGCTTCTTTTGCTCTTTTTGCGGCAAGATTTCTTGCGTTCTCACTAGCCATGTTTCTTAGAACGTCTTGGCTTGGTGCGCCACCACGTATGTAGTTAGACCCACCCGCCATCTGGTCAATATAATCCTGATAGTCCTTGAACGTAGCGTAAGGGTTGTCTTTTTTAAAGGTCTCAAACGCTTTAGCAAAATCTCGCCGTTGGCGAGTATTATACTTTTCGCGCTCTTCCCAGCCTGAGTACCATTGTGAAAAATCCATTACATACCTGCTTTATTTCTGTTAGACCACCATTTGTCGAGACTTTGCTCGAACCCTGCTTCATCGAAGAAGTTCTTCATAGCAGACCCTACGCCTTTGCCTGCTTCTCTAGCATTTTCCGCTGATGATATAGCAACTCTATTTTGCTCGCTGGCAAGATTGTTATAAATGCCTGCTGGGTTTCCAATGCTGTAATTACCAACTGTTGCCTTATATGGGTCATAAATAGCAGACCTTACATTAAAGAACCCAGCGTCACTAGCGGTGGATGGCCTTCTATAATCAGCTAACCCTGTACCAACTCTCATATCGTCATATATAGCAGAGGTAATGTTTACAGGCGAACGGTAATTGTTTGCCGACATAATATCCCTATCAAGTATTCCAGTAGGCGTTGCTCCCAATAAATTATATTGACCAACAGTAGATGTAACCCCAGGCAACTGAGCAAAGTAATTCATCCCAGCCTCAGCGGCTCCAGTAGCCATAGCCATACGGTCTCGGTTCTGTGCCATCTGTTGAATAATCGGTTCGTTTCTTGCCGCCGCTATCCCCGAAATGTAACTTGTAGCTTCGTCCCTAGCCCTCTTTCTCGCATCTGCATACTCACCCGCAAGACGAGCGGCAATTCTAGCTCTTTCGTCTGTGGCGGTGTCACTCTCATCCATAGCTCTGCGGATAAGGCCAGCTTCGCCAACTGACGCAACTCGATCTGCGGCTCTGTCAACATCAGCTACATACTGCTGTTCTCTGCGCAGAGCTTCAGACATAATATCTCTTTGATCTACTTGTGCTAGTGGCTGGACCATAGGCAACTCATCGTATGCCATTTGAGCCGTTTGGCTTAGTTCGTCCATTCTTTGCAGAAGTCGATTTCTAATGCCGAGGTCGTATTCGCGCTCGTCTTGGTAGTCCTGGCGGGCTTGACCCATCTGAGAAATATAAAATTCTCTTTCGATGTCTTTTTCTGCCCTGTCCTCATAGAAGCGAACAAGCTCTTCTTCTCTTTCGCCAGACGCTATCTCTTGCGCTCGCTTCAATTCTTCCAAGGCAAACGCTCTTTCTTGTGCGCTCAACTCTTGGTTTCGCAAAAGCTGTTGCAGTTGAAACTCACGTTGTTTAGCCGCCGCTCTATCCTCAGTTACCTGACGGCGTATGTCAGCGGCCCTCTCTTCTAGTAACTGTGACTTGTAAGCGTTAAGCTCATTGATTTGAAACTGTCTTTCTTGACCAGCCTGCCGCCTCATCAATGAGTTCATAACTCTTTGATAGGCGTTTTCTTCTTGCTGTAATCTTCTGTCAGCAAGACTTAAATTAAATTGAGCGTCAGCAAGGTTCTGCGATTGTGAGGCACGAAAGTTCGCCCACTCACGATCACGTTGAGCCTGCTTCGCCGCTGTTGAAGCGCCAAAAATAGAGCCTGCTAAACTTGCTCCCGCTCCGACTACTGCACCAAAACCCATATCCTAACTCCTTAGCCGCCTATCTGGATAGCCCCAAGTGACGAACTAAACGGGGTTCTTCCACCTAAGTAGTTGTCCTCTTCCTCCTCAGTTGGGTTATATCTAGCCACGTTTGAAGCGGCTGTTGGCGTTGAGAAAGCGGCCCTTCCGAATGTTGGCGTTCCGCCTGCCCCAATTTGAATTGCACCTTGAGCGCTTGCTGTTCTGTTAGCAACATTCTGAGCGTCCTGTTCAAGTCTTGATCTCTGCGCTTGTAACCTTTGTTCGATTACTGCAATCTCGTCCAAGGCTTGTTGAGCATTGTAAAGGTCGATGTTTTTTTCCATCTGTAAAGCTCTAGCATCAGGATCATCTAGGTCTGAAAGGGCGTAGTACGATCCACTTTCTATCTCTTCAAGAAGTGTTTGTGCGTTTTCCTCAAGAGTATTTCTGTATGCCCTCAGTTCATTGATTCGGTTATCAATGGCTGTTCTCTGAGTATCAATTTCAGCTTGGATTTCATCTACTCTGCCTCCAGAAAACCTACTAAAGTCTCCAGCCGCAGTATCTAAGGCATCGTAGTAATCACGTATAGCGTCTTCATCATACAAAGGCACATCAGCCAGACCAGCAGTCGCGCCACCTATTGCATCTGATATTGCATCAAGTTGGGTCTGACGTCGAGTACCCAGACCCGTTATTGCGTTTAATGCTTGGTCTCTATAAAAACCGCCTACGTTTTCTGGATTGTAGAGAGTATCACCAAAAGGCGTACTAAAGTTGTCTATGTCATACTGAAGCCTATCTCTCGCCAAGCCCAAAGCATCTAACCCAGCCTGACTGTAAATACCTGTATCCTGAGCAGTATTAAAAAGGTCTTCGTAAGCATCAGCTTGATCTTCTATAAAGTCAGATACTCTTTCTCTCTCTACGTTTCCTTCGTTTATAAGCCCTTGTAGTTGTTGTTTGAGAGCATTTAACTCGGCCCTTTGACCGCTAAAATCGCCCCCAAGTGGTGAACTGAACCTATTTATCTCTCTTTCTTTTTGCGTGATGGTATTCATAAGAGCGTCAATTTCAGCTTGCTTAGTATAATCACCAGCTAAACCACCAAAGGTTGTTCTTCCCGTGTCAATAGCGCTGTAGAGATCAGAACCAAAATTAGCTATTCGTTGGTTCTCTGCCGCAGTTTGCGCACCTATAGCGTCAAGAGAACTCCTGTAACCTTTTATTGCATCTCTAGCTTTTTGAGCTTCGTTACCAGCAATGCCGTCACCATCAAAGTCAATGAAGCCTGCGATTGGGCTTCTTACATTGCCAAGGGTAGCTTCAAGAGTATTTAAATCTCTGTATGAGCTATTAAGGTTGCTACCTATTCCCATTTGACCAATATCAAATGCTGTGTTTGCGGTATCTAAATTGTATTGATCGTAGATACCTTGAAGCCGCGCTTCCTCTGCCGCGCCTTGCGCTTGCAAATTAGCAATCGTAGAACCGAGTTCATCTAACTGAGCGCCAAAACCAGAAGAGTCTATATTCATTGCCTCGTTAAGGGTTGGCATTTCATTTGCGCCAATGCTGACAGAACCTATACCTCCCTCACCCATAACAACAGGATCGAATATAGGTTTTTCTGGCATTTGCAATGCGTCGAACTGTGCTTGCAATCCTGAGGCTGTATTTAAAGGATCACCAGCGAGAAGGCTCTCGTTTACAGAAGTGGTTGGGTCATCATACAACTGATCGTAAGTTGCGCCAGCAAATGAACTCTGCAATTCGCTACCTTGATCTAGTATGTCTTGCACACTTTCGTTGTAAGCCGCCAAACTTTGGTTATACGCATCTGCTTGAGATTGATAATCTGCAAGCGTATCCGCTTTTAGCTGATTTCTTTCAGCTGTATAATCAGGGGGTTTAGAACCTCCGCCGCCACCACACATGTCATGCCTCCTTTTCTATCTGCTTTTTGAAGAGATACCCAACGTGTTCATAGCCAAGTCTCTCATACAAACCTTTGATTTTATCCATGTATACACCTGTCGATATACCTGGACGCAACTCCGTTGCTCCCTTTTCTTTAGCCCACTCCTCAAACTTCTTAACAAGTTTGACTGCCGCCATTCCGCCTCTTTTTGATGGTTCAACAAACCATAAATAATCCCTTGCATAAATATCGTTCCCAAAGAAGTGTTGCTCTAAACACCCTAAGTACATACCAAAAAGTATGTCATTGTCGTCCACTGCAACAGCAACAAATCCATTTTCATCATCTATTAGGCTATCAGCCCACTTGTATAACTTCTCCTTACTGTAGTCGGATGAAATAAAACTGCTTTCCGCCCACATTACTGCCCCTAAATCTACTCCAATTTTTATATCACTTTTCTTTGCGTATCGTATTTTCATTAAGTTACCTTATTAAACTGCGGATATTGCTACTGCGAGTACCACCTCCAGATTTCCAGCAGAGCTATTGTTTGTTACAATAAATCCAACGCTGTGAGATTGAGATGTTGCATTGACCTCAATAACTGAACCTAGCGCAGATATTTCTGTAGGTACAGAACTCACCGCATGGACATCACCGTAACCCACCCCATCTACTGCTATCTGTACCGAGCAAGTACCAGTAGAAGTTTGCAATGCAATACCATCAATGGTTATTTTTTGTTTAAAAATTCTTTTAATTACATACGGGCTGTTTGCGGCTGTTGTAATGATTGCGTAAAAACTGTCCGATGCAAGAGTTGTTGGCAACTGATTCTGTGGTAGCTTACCTTGAGAATCCAAAGAGGCCACGCCAGATGATGCACCTTTTTGGTTAATCGGGATAAGACCTGAGAAATCAGGATTACCATACTCAAGAGAAGTTCCAGTATTATTAACTTTAACAAATTTACCAGCATCAGTTGTTTGGAAAGTAGGCAATGAAGATTCTGGTGAAGTTCTGAGGAACATTGTCCCGTCATAAAACTTCAACTGATTTGGATTAATAGATGTATCGTGCCATAAATCACCAGTGGCAGGGTTTGTCGGTGTATTCGATCCAACTGTTATTTTGGCTTTTTCTGTTAGACTTGATGTTAGGTTAGCAACTTTTGCCTGAGCTATGTCTCCATCAGCTATGCTGAGTTTTGGAAACTTAATTAACCCCGTATCCGTGTGGACAAAGTTTTCCTCAAACATCAAACCTGTCACAGCTTGGACAGAAGTGTTCTCTACTGTGATTATGGTAACTAGGTTGTTCGCTGGCACACCTGTATTAAACTGAATAACATTTTGCGCAGGGATTGTGGTGTAGTCATCTGTTCCCCCTTCTTTCTGCAAAATACCGTTTAAGTAAACTTGTAACTTAGTGTTCTCATCATGAGTAAATGGAAAGTTAATCTGTGTTGCAGTCGTCACTGTGTCTGAGCGTGTGTACCCAGTAATCGAAGTTGATCGAACTTTAAATATTGTAACAGAGTCACTTGTTGTAAGGCCCGTGTTAAATGTAACTGACCCCGCACCAGATGACCCACCAGTAGCGCTTGTGGTGTAATCATTAAGAGCGCCCTCTGCTTTTAATATACCGTTTTGGTATACCAACAATGAGTCTGTCGTTGAATGAGCATATTCAAACTCTGTTTGTCCAGCCGTAGGTGTGAAATCAACTCTTCCAAAAAATATTGGCGCACCGATTTCAGATGCCTGCGCACCATCCTCGCCACGAAGCTCGGCTAATGTGGCAAGAGTTTGCCAGCCAGTGTCGGCGTTTGCATATTCGCCAACTCTATATTGGATGCCAGACGAACTATCTTTTCTAAATTCGACTGGACCATTCCAGTTACCAGCGTTGTCAAAAATTTTGCCTAGAAGTTCCCCGATGGTGTTATCGCCAATCTCAGCGGCGTTTAGGTATCTGATAACTGATTCAAATTCAGTGTTTATGTTACCAGAACTTCCATAATTTTGGGGGTACTGTTGTCTAATTCTTGCCATCTTAATCCCTCACTGTAATTGCAAACCCGATAATCCTGAGAAGACCGCGCCCACCAGCGCTTCTAAACCTATACTGGGCCGCTAGATAACGGTGTTGCCACTTACGTTCGTATTGACGAGATAATGGCACATCAACAAAGTAATTGTCGTCCTTTGTATCATCTACTTCTATAATCATTTCCCCAATGACTTTTCCGTTTTGGTCTTGAGCATCGACTGTAATTGTTCCTTTGCCAGCCGCTTGGATTAAAATGCTGTGGGTTTCCTTGGTATTCTGCAAACTTCCATGCCAGAGTAGTGGAGTTGTTACAGTCATATCGGGGGTAAACGCACCCTCTTTTTCTGATTCAACTTTAAAAACATCGTAGATACCACCTACTGTCCCAACAACAAAACGCCCGTTAAGGAACGCACCGCATCTTTGATTGAGAAAAGAACCCGTACTAAACTTTGGTTGAGCGTCACCCCCTTCGGGGTTGAGCGCCAAAGTTAGTCGTCTTGTGATAAAGTCTCCACTCTGCGGGAAGAATATATGATACTGCCCCTCGTCTTGGTCAAAGACGGCGGAAATCTTTTCTGGGTTTTCTACCGAGTTGAACAGTTCTCGATACAGGAGGTCTATCTTGTCCGAGAGACTGTAAGAATATACGAGGATGCCGTTCTCTTCGCTTCGTTTGATGCTGTGAATACCAGATCGTGAGCAGAAAAGTAGGTCCGTCCCCGCGTTCACTATAGTATTGTGGCTGGCACAACCTATATGTATGTTCGCGCTGTCGTTTATTGTCCATCTTGTAAAGTCAGGGTCAATCCTAAAGATTAACGCCCTATCCGCTGTAAAAATTACCAACTGGTTTTGTTCAAATGATCCAAGACCAGTTATCTGATCCGCCGTACCTAACTGGTTGGCGATGTCGAAGAACCCAGCACGAAGGACATTTGTTTCATCGTCAGCTTCGTCGTCTGGAAATATTTCGTCTTGGTCTACTCTCGATAAATGTACCTCCGTCTCTCGTCCAGGGATGCCAGCAACAGCTAGTCTTCTTTGAACTGAAGCCATATATGCTGGCCTTAAATCGTTTAATGCTGGTGACTCGTTGCTAGAAAAAACGATACCATCATATCTATAAACTGGTTGACCTCTTACAGCGAAGAAAGCCATTTGGTTAAATATTGTAGATGAGACAACTTCTTCTTTATCATACACGCCAGTCAGCGTGTGGTCGCGTTCTGATTTAAAGTTTAACGCCGCGCCATCTTCTTCAACGTAAACAATTTCTTGTTTGTTAAAAAAGGCAATGTGATTTACAGGATGTTGCCCCTCTAAAAATTTGTGGGCGGGGTCACGCACTATCTGACCCCGCCAGTCACAAGTAGCATTGTCAACAATGGTAAGGTGTTGGTCCTTACCAGTGTCCAGGGAGGTGACATCTCTACTCGTGTCTAGTCCTTGAAAATTCTCATATGCGTATGTCTTTAGTTTTAGCCCAGAGGCAGACTTTACTGATGATGTCACGGTTTAACGGTCCCATTGAATGTACTTGTCGTCCCTCCGTTAAGGTTTCTTTTGTTTGTACCTTCATCCATGACACGCATTTTTAGTTCCGTGTTTCCATTCTTAGCCTGCCAAAGCAGTCTATTCATAGTTTGATAATACATAGGAAGATACATCTGTAGCTTATCGCTACCTTGCTGAAGGGCATAGTGATAGAGCAATCCATTAACTAAAATAGGATCAGGAATAGCCCTGACTTCTTCTACAGATTCGTAGTAGTCAAGAGGATAATCTATATCGTGATATGGGTGCTGGCGGATGTCATCTATTATAGTGTTGGCAAATTCCAACATCATAAGCATAACATCACCATCAACAGTACCAGGGTGGAAGTCCCCATATCGGCGTAAAGCCTGCATGATTAGCGCGGACAAAGGAGAGTTCTTGTCACGGACATGAGGGTTCGTGTTACTGGTGAACGTAGCTGTCGTCTTGGTCTCAGTCCCATCTTGCATGATTAGCCTGCCTTCTTAACTACTCGACCCGTTTTGACAAAGTGATTTGCCATAAATCGTTCTACGTCATCAGCCTTGACCTTCCACTCAAGACGACCATTAGAAAAATTTCTTAACGCTCCATATCCAGCGACTTCAAACATGCTAGGTTCTTTCTCCCTAGACTCAAACCAAACAAGTTCTGGCTTGAAGGCAGTGGCCTTTGGTTTTACGACAGGTTTTTCGTCTTGCTCAAAAGCCTCGTTGATGTCGGGAGTTGTGGGGTCGTCAGCTTTATAGTGACCTTTAGCGTTTCTTGCTCTTTTAGGTTTTGTTGCCATGTTTTCCTCCAATAAAAAAGGGGCGCTTATGCACCCCTTTAGTATACTCACTTTTAGGAAGTGGTCGTCCCTATCGGGTTGACCAATTCTTAATGTACGAATGTACCTTATCTTGAAGCATCTCCAAACCGCACTCAGTTAAATACTCATGCTTGGTGCTGTCTGCGTCAGGTGCTTGGCGATTTTCTAACAACTGAGTATCACGACCTTCTAGGTAGCGATAAGACAGATATGGAAAATCAATGATAATCATTGCAGTCTTCATGCCAGGAACTTGTCTGAACTGAGGGTGCAAATGTACCATCAAATCGCCCGCAAAAGTTGTGTATTGGGTCAAATTCACCCCATACGCTCCTTCGTACTGCGTTGGTTGCCAACGGTCTTTACCGATTTGTTGTAGCTGGTTAGCCACAGTTTCACCGACAAAAGCGATCTTTTGCTTAGAGCCATACTTAAAGACAGATGAGATGAGCAAGTCATCAAATCCAGCTTCAGTCATTTGACCAGCGTTAGAGCCGCCATATGAAGCGAAGTCTGTAGAAACGTCCACAACATTAGTAAGACTGTTGATGATACCACCAGTGAAGCGTACTGGCTGAGAAGCAGTAGAAGCGTCTTCATGCTTCATGCCAAAGAACATAGCTCTCTCGATGTCGCTCATGTGGAGCTTAAGAGCTTTTGTCATTGCTTCATCCAACTTGTCACCAGTTCTTAGGTAAGTGCTTTGCAAGGTGTTTGATACTTGAAAAGCTGTCCTAAAAATTTGGCAATAGTTGTTGGATACAACTGCGTCGAACGAAATAGCAGTAGGGCTGTTTGCACCTTCAGCCGCCGCAAAGCCAGCGATGAAGAGTTCAGCATTATCAGCTATCTGGTGCGAAGTTGCGCCAATGTTTCGAGCCACAGTTAATGTAGTACCCGTTGTGTCTGCGGTAACGTGCATCACCTCACCAGTTTCACTGTTTACAACAATGGAACCCGCGATTGCGAATTTGTTATCGTCAGAAGCGTCAATAGTAATAGTAGTAGTAGATGTACTAGCTACTGCACCATCAACTTTCATTTTCCTATCGGGCAATTCATCTCTAAAATTCTTATACTCAGGGTCATCTGTTCCCTCAGACGAACCCATAGCAAGCAAAGCATTTAGAGGAGCATTACCGTTAGGCTCCAAGAGCGTGAAAAGCTCTCTGTAGTTTCGGGGTCTAAAGTCAGTCGTAAACTCACCTGTACCCCTAAGTCCTTGAATAGCCGCCATGACTAATCCTCCTAATGGTTTAGGTTAAAAAAAAGGGTTAGAGCGAGTTAGGGGCCATTGTCATCCCTAAACATCTGTTGTTACGTGCAAGGCCGTAGCGTTGCGTTAATCGTATGTTTTGGATATTAGACTATCTAAAAAAGTTTTTCGTCCCTATTTTGAAAAAAAATACCCTCGGACGGAAGGGGACACCTAAAATCCGAGCCGAGGGTCAGTTAGGGAGGAGTCTAAGCCATTCCTCTTTTCGACATTGCGGCATTAGCCATCCTGTCGAATGTACTCATCTCTTCTGCTGGAGCGGCAGATGAGCCTCCTCCAGGTGAGGAACCAAGCGAACCTGTGTATGCCTGACGGTTCATAGCTATACCCCGTATTCTTTCCATTTCTGGACTATTCATATTATTTGCGTAGTCTTGCATTACTCTCATAGTAAGCGTTTGGTCAGCAAAGTCTTCCATAGTAAACCCACGTTCTGCGGCAAAAACCATAAAGTCATTTGCCTTGTCGTCTGGAAGACGTAAAGCCGCTTGTGCCTGATCTAAATTATTAGCGATTGACTGCTTAATAGCCATCGTCTTGTCTTGGGTGGCATTTTGCACCTGATCTCTTGCGGCATCAGCTACACCTTGAGTTCTAGCCATCATTGCCCGAAGTGCGTTTTGCGTTTGGGCTAATTGTTGTTTAATAGCCTTCATCTCTCCACCACCATTAACTAACATTTCTTTGTAGCCTGGGGGTAGTTGAACAGCGTTATCCTCTTCCCATTTTGACAGTTGGTCATTCAATGGTTGAGTCATTTTTGAATCTGTTGGACCCTGAGACCTTTCGCCCTCAGTGTTTCCCATAGTTGGGTTTTTTACTTGGGCCATGTAGATGTTTTTCATCTGGTCTGCAAATTTTGCTGGGTCTCGCAAGTCAGGGTTTGCTTGCTGTATCTGCCTTACCAAATCCATAACTGGTTTGTATTGGGCGTTCTGGTGGTTCATTGCGGAATAGCGCTCAAAGGTTCCTTTGATTTGCTTGTCGGTTAATGTCTTCATAACCGAGTTTCCGTCTTTATCTTTTTCCCCAAAATCTATTTCATAAACCACAGCTTCAGCGGCAACCTTATCACCTTCTGTGTTAGGTGATCCTGTACTTGCGGCCTTTTCTTGGTTTGTTTCTTTTGTTTCTGCTTGTTGTTGAGGGGCTTGTTGCGGGGCTGTTGCGCCGCCTGCTTGGGGAGGGACACCCATTTGCTTTGAGGCTATCGCGTCAACAGCATTTTGCATGTCTTCCTTGCTTTGTGGTACTGCCATTTTTTTTCTCCTTCCAGCCGTAGCGGGAATTAAGTTGTTAATAGGACGAATTTAATATACGGATTAAACGCTGTCGTCCTTATCCAGCGCGATTTCTGCCTCCAACTTTGTCGTTAGTCTGAGGGGCATCTCTAACATTCTGTTAGCCGCCCAGATTGCTCCACGCCTAAAGTTGATTTCATTTATTTCCATGTTGGGATTATCGGCTATTTGCATCGCGGCAGTAACAATCTCTGCCTCCATGACCCGCCTTAATGTTTTCCAACCGTTTGAATTTTCAAGTGATTTAATGTTTTTAAGGTCAGTTTTAGATGACATTACTTTTGTTTTTTACCTTTCCTTACAGTTGCTTTTGTAGCAATACATGTTTTGTTAGCTTTACCTTTAACGCCAGAACCTCCTGTTCTGTTTTCGCTTAAAGTTGGTTTCTTTATTTTTAGGTCCATTATTTATCTCCTATTTGAAGCCCAAGTTTCATAGCCACCGCGACTGCAATAAAGACCAGAACGGAGGTGGTTATTAGTTTAAGAGCCGTCTGGCCCATTGTCTTTTTTGCAGAACGCCATGAATCTATTAAATGTCTTAGCTCTCGGATGTCTTTATGAGCATCAGCGCCATCAAGACCCACCTCGGCTAAGGCTTGCTGTGCGCCGTCCTTAGCGGCTTGCGTCAGCAATGCTTTTAATTCCTCGTTATCAAGGTCGATATTCATTAGTTAATCCGCAAATCTCTTGTTGTTTTTTTCATACACTATCAGATACTTCTATATCCTTCGTCCCAAAGCCAATATTAAACCCTATAATAATTCTGTTTTGACCTGACTTGTTGGGTTGAGAGGAATGTGGGAGCCAGCCTGGGAATAAAATAACCTTTCCTGTTTCTACTGGTATTTCATCTCTGGTTCTAAAAAAAGATTTATTTATATCACTAACTTGAAACATAGTCTTTGTAATCCAAGCGGGGTCAGAAAAAACTAAATTCCCCGCATTTGGCTCTGCCTTGGCGTAGAAAACCCCACTAAAAATACTGTTTGCGTGAACATGTTCTGGGATATACCCGCCGTCTGGATAAACGGAAAGCCACATAGTTTGGAGTATTGGGAAGTGTGAAAGCTCGCCATAAGCAGACGAAAGCATTTCTTCTACACAGTCAAGGATTGCTTCAGCGACAGGAACCCACTCCTTGCTTTCAAATAATGTTCGGTTATCACCAAAGGATGTTGTGCCAAACTCATCCTTTTCTTTCTTATTTTTACCGCGAACTTGTTCGTTCCACTTATCAGAAACCAACAAAGGTTGCTTGGAGTTTTTGTGAAACTCCATAGCCAAGTAAGCCGCTCTTTCAACTACATAGAAATTTTGTAACTTGGTTGTAAATACTGGCGTACTAAAAAGGTTTTCAACTTTACTCGCTATTAGCCCTCCCCTTCTTCT